ATGTATGTTTTCGCAATAAAACCTTTAAGAAAGAGTAGAAATATTAGTTTATATGAGCTTAGTAACTTAACTGGTGTGTCAAGAACTTATTTAAGAAATTTAGAAAATAATAAATCTTTTAATCCTACACTATTTATTTTAGATAAGATAGCAGAAGCTTTAAATGTAACAATAAAAGATTTGTTTTATTATGATGCTGATATAGAAGATTTAAGAGAAGAAATGAATATTAGAATTGAAAAGTTTGGAATACATTCTAAAGAAGTTTTAGAAATATCTCAAATAATAGATTTGCTCGTTAATGTTAAAATGAATGAAAGAGACTAGCCTCTCTCAGCTAGTCTCTGCTGTTTTTTCCTACAGTCCCCCCACAGTATTTATTTCTAAATACTTGTTTATTATAACATACCACTTTTGAAAAATGTGTCGAAATGTGACATAGAAGACTAGCTTTTGCTGTCTTCTATTTTTATAATTTATTCATTTTGTATTTTGTATAAAATTGAAACGGACTTAAAACCTCTATTCCATAATCTTTTTCTAATTGCTGCTGAACACTGTTTATATGTTTGTCTTGTGTAATTAAGTACTTTACGTCTCCATCAATACAACAATCTATAAATTTATTATCTGATTTATCTTCTTTGCAAAAATTTGTATTTATTACATGGTCAATCTCTTCTACCTGCCACAAACATTTTGATAGTGTTGCCATTAAGGGAAATATATTGAACTTTTCTTCATTCCCTATTCTTCTAAAAGCTTCTAATAAAATATTTCCAAAAGTAACAAGTAGTTCGTTTTGCATTTCTTTATTCATAACAAAAGATACTTTGTTAAGGCTTTTCATATTAAATATTGCTTTACAAAAAGTATCTTTCTTAAATATTCCATTTATAAAAACATTAGTGTCTACAACGATTCTCATATTACATAGCACCATTTTTAACTTTCATTACTATGTCATCAATATCTGAATCTGTCATTTCAGCTTCATCTATCAAAGAAGAACATGCATCACATAATTCGTTCCAATCATTAGTACTAGAATTTTCTATTTCTTCAATTAGTAATTCTTCTATTGAAGTTTTTTTATTAATTTTATTAACCATATGCATCCTCCTCCTATCATTATATTTTTTAAACCCTTTAATTATCATAATATCACCTAAAATATATTATGAACAATAATATATAATATGATACTATAATTATTATAGCACAAAATTTACATAATATCAAATATTTCTATTTGCAATGTAATATTATACCATTTAATATTAATTTGTCAATACATTCAGTTAAAATTTCCGATAGGAGTTTTTATAGTTAAAACTGTGCTTTTTTCTTAAAATCAAGCCAAAAATCGACCTTTCAAAATCGTTTCTAAGCCTTTTTTATTTTTCAGGAATATACTTATATGGCTTGATTTTGAGGTGTTTTTGCTTATTTTTTATCTATAAACATTTTCTGAAACAAAACCATACCTTCCAGTAGCTGGAACATATATTTTATTAACATTTCCATAGTCTGCTATAACTTTTACTCTTGTTTTAGGTAAGTAATAATACTTTGCTCCAGTTAAATTCGAGTTAGAATATATTATTGTATTGCTCTTAAATTTCTTGTATTGTCCTGTTAGATTTACTCCTGATACTGTTGTCGTTCCAAATGCAGAGTTATCTACATAAGCGTATCTGCCAGTTGCTGACACATATATTCTATCTACTGTACTTGACACATTCTGTAATATCTTAACTTTTGTATTTTTTAAATATGTATATCTTGTACCTGTTAAATTGCTATTTGAATATAAAGTAGTGGTTGACTTTAGTTTCTTATATTGTCCTACTGTATTTGGAACTTGTACGTTGCTATCTGTTAAGTAATCACTAGACACCCACTCATTTGTTCCAATGTTGCTCCAGTTAGAACTTTCTTTGTAAACTGTCACTTTATCTCCGTTGTATTTTCTGCCTACAACATTATAGCTTGTCCCTGGTCCAGAACGTACATTTAATGAAGTATTTACTTTTACATATCTGTTGTAAGTTGCTGTTACTACGTTTGCGTTATCTTCTTTTGTATCTGTTCTATCGTTTTTGAATGCAAAGAATCCACTATAATTTGCATAAGCTCTAAATGTTTCTTTTTCTACGTACACCGTATTGCCTTCAACTTGAGCTTTGCCACGTCTTGTAGATAAGTTGAATTTACCCGAATATAAATATGGGTCATATATCTTTAATCTATCTCCACTATCACATTGTCCATTTCCGTTTATATCTTCATAGCCATATATTAATATGAAGTGTCCTCCTGTTGTAAATAGACCGTTTCCACAAGCTGATATTATCATATAGTTTTCTTCTAGTAAATCGCATACATCATTTAGTTTATATATTTCTTTATAGCCTATGTCAAATACGTCTGCTGTCCATCTAAATGCAGACCAATATGTGCCGTTGCTAGCACTTCTAAATCCATATTGCACATATAAATCAGCCATTGTTGTTGGTAATATTGTTCCTTTTATTGAACTAACTACCATTGCACTACAAGTTGGTCCACATGCACTTGACCCCATTGTTTGACTTGAATTTCCTGTGCTTGTATATAGTTTATTTTTCCAACGTGGGTCTATTTGGCTATAATATGTAAGCCCTGTATATTGTCCTAGGCTTACGCTTGGCAATTCACTAGAACCATTGTAGGCTATCTCTCCTTGTAGTTCAAAACCTTCATCTTCTACTTCTTGCTCTTCTAGTGCTTGTTCATCTTCTACATAAGCCTCTGGTATCTCTTTTGTAGACTGATTTTTTTCTATTATACTTACTACTGTTTCTACTCCTTCGCTGATTTCTTTTATGTCGTCATCAGTATACTTTATACCAAAAAGCATTCCTGCTATTGCTAATACTACTGTTACAACTGCTGAAATTATTAGTTTCTTGTTTTTCATTATATTTTACCTCCTTCAATCATTAGTCTTGTCCATTTATCGTGTATGTAGCTGTTACCTTGCAAGTCTTTTACATAGTGGTCATACACTTCACAAGCTCTTTTTGTTTGTACATCATCTTTTTCAATTCCGTTTTCTATGTCTGCTAAAAAATTCACTAAAAAATTCATACACTCATTTTTATCTATTTTTTTAATGTATTTATTTATGTCGTCTGATTTGTCGTTAAGTGGTTTTAATGCTTCATTTAATTTTCTTTCCCACACTTTGTCAACGGGTTTCTTTGCAATTTTTATAAAATTTACTATCATTAATATCGCATTTAAGAAACCTGATATTGCTATTAATGTTGCTATTATCTTATCCAACTTTTCTCACCTCCTATGCCGTACGCTTCCACATATAACATGTGATATAAGGTTGTAAATTGTTATGGGCTTTGTCTCCACCAGTATAAGCGATATTATTAAATCCTAGACTTTCATCACTTCTCTGCTCTCCATAGTCATTAGTTCCATGAGCATATGAACTAAAACCACATGTATTTGAATTGTTGTATGTAAAATCGTGAGTATGTCTTGGCATTTCAGCTAATGATAAAGTATGTGTTTTTTCTCCGCCTGTTTTCTCTACTGTTTTAAAATCGTCATCACTAGTGTTAATACCCACAGGGACTCTACCACTTCCCCAAGCTACCCAAGTTCCTCCAAATAAGTTTTTAGGATTTGTACTATTTGCACTCATATAAATTGAACCGACAGGGTAAATTAAACTAAATATATTTTTATTGTTTTTATAAATATTTCCATTTACATTTAAATAATTGTTTCCATTTTTATCTTTTCCGTAATCAAAACAAGGTTCTCCTTCTTTGACAGTTTGAGAATAAGTTACACTTGATAATTTATCGTTATAACATAATTCAAAAATATAGTTCTTTTTGTAGTTAAATCCAGTTCCAAGTGAAATTTCTTGTAAAGATGTACCGTTGCCACTAAAATATGTGTTTCCTGTACCATATTTAAAACCAGTATTTAAAACTAAACTTGTCCAAGCTGACCAAGTTGAAGAGCCTGCTTCTCTATATCTCCATTTAATTCCTAGTGTATTAAATTTAGTTTTAGCTGTATCAAAATAGCCATTGTAGAAATTTCCTGAAAAGCTTAAGCTTACTCCTCCGCCGTGTTGGAGTTGTTCTTCTAAACTCTGCATTTATTGTTAAGGGAATATATGGTACTACTGTAAAATCTCCATTTGCTTGATTTAAAATTTTATAATCACTCATTTTATCTCTTGTATCTACCAAGCAAATCTTAAATTGTTCTAATGTATTATTTTCATAAGTCTTTGTGCCTGTTACAGTTGTTGTAGCACCACTTGTTGTTTTTGTAGCAGGTATATCATATATATTTCTTTCTCTTAATTTACTAAAACCTGCGTAATTTAAACATCTACCTGTTACACTTAGTTTTACTGTTGATTTATAATTTACTAATCTTTTATTGCTTCCTGTTAAGGCTACTGTTGTTGCATTTGTATCTATTGCTGTTGCACTATCAATTACAGGGTGCGAACTTTCTGGAACACTTATTGTCATTGTTGTTGTTTTTGTTCCTATTTTTGTGTCTCCTGAATATGTATCGCAAGTTATTGTTACTGTTCCTGTTTGACTGTTTGGAATTTTCTGATAAAAGCTTGTTGGTACTGTCCAGCCTAAGCTTGTATTACCTGTTTTTGTTGCTATTGTTCCACTTAAACCACTGAAACTATATGTAACTGTGTGAGTAAATCCTGAACTCGCCCTGTTTATAATAATGATTGAAGAACTTCCTATGCTTGCGTCTGTTGCTGATATTGAACTTGCTCTTGGGATTGTTGTTAGCTCTGCCGTGCCACTAGCACTACCCCAAGCAGGACCCCAACCATTACCATCAGGCAAATCACAATCAGCACTTATAGTAATGGACTTTCTTCCGTCTGCGTCGTGCGTTATTGTTTTCGAGCCACTAACTAATGCTACTGTTACTCCTGAACTTAAATTTACTGATTTTGTTGCTGTAAATTCTGTTCCATCTATTACTAATTTTTGAGATAATCCACTAGCATGCGCTGTATGTTTTGAACAATATATATATGCTGTAGCACTTACTGTTGTTTGGTTAGTACTTGTATAATTTGAGTTCATGCTTTCTGACCAGTCTATAAAAAACGAATAACTATCTGACCTCTGCGATACGCTACCATTTATTCTTGCCATTTTTTCTCCTTTCTATAGAGTAAATGCCCCTGTTCCTTTTCCACCTAAGACGGGATTTACATAGTCTTCAAATCTACAGTTTGCTCCTATTGTCAAGTATTTTTCTACTGTCATATTCTTGCTTTTAACAATAGTTTCGTCTGTTTCTTCATCGTAACCAGCGAATAAAAGTATTTCTTCACTAGAGCCTGTTGCGTCAACGACTTTCATTCCTTTTTCGTTAAAATTTCCTTTTGTCTTTGCATTTGTTTTTTCTATTGTTAATCCGTTCTCATCGAAAGTTCCGCACGTTGTTGTAACTTTTGTTACACTTCCGTCCGTTAATTTAGTGTTTATTTCTGTCTTTGTATATGTGTCTGTTTGGATTCTTTCGACACTATTTTGTAACGTAATTACATCACTTTTAGGTGCATAATCGCCAAATTTCTGCTTGATTTCGGTATAGTTGTTAGCAACTGTTGTTTGTGTTTGACTCACAGTTTGCTTAATTGAATCAATCTCTATTTTTTGCTCCGCCGTTTTTTCTTGTGCAAGAACAGCGTTCTCATTTGCTGTGTTTAAACTCTCTGCTAGAATCGGCGTAGTGTCTGTTGTTGTGTCGTCTGACCAAGTTATATGAGACCTTGTCCAAATATACTTTCCAGATTCCCACGCGTCTTGCGTATTCTTCCAAGCTCCACCAGTTTGAGTTGTGTTGCTAGTAGATAAGTAATATTGGTCTTGTATTGATTTAATTCCTTTGCCTGTTGCACCTTTATCACCCTTTACACCGTCTTTAGCACAATAACTTACTGCATATGATGTCGTTTCAGATGAGTCTGAATATTTAACATAAGTTTTAGCCCATAAATACTTTCCACTTTCTAGTGTTGGTACTGATGTTGACCATGTACCTGTTGGGGTTGTTGTACCGCTTGTACCAATTTGATATGTAACTGATTTTGAAGTTATTGATATTGATGTTCCATTTTTACCATTAGCTCCTGTTTTTCCCATCATACTAACTGAATATGATGTTGTTGGTTCACCACTAGTATAGTTAATTACTGTCTTAGTCCACAAGTAATGTCCTGCAGTAACTGTTGGAATAGTACTTTGCCATGTTCCTGTTGGAGTTGTAGTCCCTGATGATGAAGCTTGATAGGTAATAACTGTTGAAGCTATTCCTCGTCCGTCATTTCCATTTTTACCATTCGTTCCATTTGTTCCATCTTTGCCATCAGTTCCACTAGCTCCTGTTTCCCCTTTTGCTCCTTGTATGCAAGTCGCTTTTGATTCTTTTGTTGCTCCATCAGAATATGTTGTAACAGTCTTTTGCCACATATATTTTCCTGCTTGCCATTCTGGGGCAGTTTCACTCCATCCAGCTGTCGGTGGAGTAGTTAAAGTATCTCCTAAGGCATATTGAACTTGTACTTTATTTACTGTTGTTTTTTCAAGTGATGATACTTTTGTAGTTAATCCATTTACGTCTTGTTCTGTTTTGGTTATCTTTTGAGAATTTTCTGTTGTTTCTTCGGTTAATCTTGTTATCTTTCCATCTATTTGATTAATATTCGATTCTACTCTTCTGTTTATAGTTTTTTGTGAAGGTATTCTTCTGGTAGTTTCTTCTTTTGCTTTACATTGTATTTTGCTTTCAATATTTGCAATCCAACGTCCTGAAAATTGCATTGAACCTTGATATATTACATTTTTGCCATCTATAACAACAATATCTCCTGTATCCAGTGCTGGGTCTATTATGCTTTCGCCCTCGAAGCTGTAAAATTCTAAATCTTTTAAAACATTGTAAATATTATCAATTTGCTCTTGATCAACTATGTACATATTGTCTTGGCTGATATAAACTGTATTGCCTGTTGTATCTCCTTTTTCAAATAGTTGTGTTCCATCATCATACCTTACACGTGTTATTTTAAATTTTTCTCCCCATTTGAAGGTTTTAAATAACTTTAATGGCAATGTAGCCGAACTTTCTCCAATTGTTTTTATATATAGTTTTCCATCTCTACCTATTACTGCTATTCCACCAGCTTGTTCTGCTATATAGCTTAAATAAGTTCTTGCTGATACTGTATTGTCGTACACTGCTATTTCCTTATTCATGTTTAAAAAAGAAGTAGAACCGAAGTTCTACTCTTGCTTTCGTACACAAGTCTTGTAGTACTAGTACTATTTTTGCTTTTCCATTGTTGTTATCTATTAGCGTTTTTCCATTATAATTAAATTCAAATTTAATCATATTATCACGTAGTTTTAATGTTACCGTATAATCATCATCTTTACTTATTTCATCTACGTTAAACATTCCGATTGGTACTATTTCGCCTGTTATTCCACTTTTTATTTCTATTTTATTTATAGTTGATGGTACTACTGATTTATATAATTTTAGTTCTATGCTTTGTGCTTCTACACATCCCAAGGCAAACTCATCACTTGAGAATGCTTTTCTTGAAGGTTTACAGTCTAATACATATTTAGAATTTATTTCTTCATCATTTATATATACTTTTAATAAATGAGTCACATTGTATACTTTAGACTTATAGTTATTACTTGTACTATACATTAACTATTTGCCCCCTCTACTGCTGTTTTTTGTGCTCCTGTTAATTCTTTTTGCATTAAATTAAAAGAGCACTTCCATTTTGTTTTGGAAGTACTCATTTCTTTTTCTGTACTTATCATTTCGACTTTTCTTTTTGATACCCTAAATTTTGCATTTTCTAAAAAGCCTCCATCTACTACTGGAACTTTAACATCCAATATAAATGGATTTTTATATGTCTTCTGTATAAGTTGTTCTGCTTCTTCTTCTGTGTTAAAATCCCAACTCATAGAAAGCTTTAAAAGTCCTACTGCAATGGGATTGTCTATTAAAGAACCATCAACAGCAGAAGAATAACTGTCTTTATCTGTGTCTTCTATGTCTGCTGAATATGTACTTGGTGTCGGTAAATTTTCTGTTTTTCCATGTTCTCTCCATAACATAATTTTATCCTCCTACTAATGCTTCTATATCTTTTCCTGATTGTCTTTTCATGTCTCTTAAATTGTCTAATAATATTTGTCCTAGTTTTGTACTTCCTACATTTACTGTAAGATTTATAGGTCTATCGCTATTTTCATTATTATAGTTTGATAAAACATCTTCAAATGTTTCTCTCATTATATTTTGTGGTGTTGTTATCTCTGGGTTATTGCTTGCTCCTGCATATTCTCCGAAAACTGCTAGTGTTTTATCGTAAGCAACATTTCCCTTTGCTAATCTTGGTAATGATACTTCACTCATATAGCCGATATTAAATCCAAATTTTTTTCCTCCCATTCCTGGAACCCAGTCTGGAATGTCGAAACTTAAATTATTCATTGCCGATATTACCTTATTTATTCCTCTTACAACACCGTTTGCCATACCTTCAATTCCACCTAAAATAGAGTTTATAATTCTTTTTATTGTGTTCCATATTCCATTAAATATATTTGTTACTGTAGTTTTTAACCCATTCCAAACATTATTCCATATATTTTTTATTCCATTAAGTACATTTGAAATGGTATTCTTTATTCCATTTATTACATTTGATATTATTGTCTTTATTCCATTCCATATTGTGTTTGCTAACTGTTTTATCCAGCTCCATACAGTATTCCAGATATTTTTTATTACATTTAATACAGACACTATAATATCTTTAATAATATTAAATATTGTTACTACTACAGTTTTTAAGGCATTCCATATACCTATAAAAAATTCTTTAATTCCATTCCATGCTCTTTCCCAATCTCCAGTAAATACTCCTATTATAAAATCTAATAAACCAGATAGTGCATCTATAACATAACCAATAACATTGATTATTTCTGTTACTACTGGAGTAACTATATTTAATACAAATTCTATTACCGGAGATAAAAAAGATATTATCGAACTTATGGCCGTAACTAGTTTAGAAATGCATCCTAATAATTTAGAAAAAGTTTCCCTTCCTCCATTGTCCCATATTTCCTTTAATTTTTGTGTTACTAATTCAAACCATCCTGATAGTGTTTCACATATTCCAATTATTGAATTTGCAAACTCTTGAAAATTTTCGCTTGAAGTCCACTCTTCTATTGTTTTATAAAAATCTTGAACAATTGAAATTAAATTATTAAACCCATTCCATAATTGTTGTATTATTTCGGTTCCGCCATTGTTTTGCCATGCATTTGCAAATGCAGTATTTATATTTCCTATAATATTAAATATGGATGTCAACGCCTGAAAATATATACCTAAAGTTTTTTCACCCGTTCCATTTAGCCATACTTCTTTAAAACTTTTTCCTATTGTTTTTATTAGTCTTATATTGCTGTTAAATGCATATTCCATACTTTTCAGTAATGGTTTACCATATTGACTCCATGATTTTTGTATAGGTTCAAATAATGGTAAGAGATTCTTTTTTATCTTCTCAACCCATCCCGTCATTTGATTATCCATTTTTGATAAATCAAAACTAGGAGCTGTTGTTCCTCCACTTCCACCATCCGAATTGTCTTTGTCTGAAATATTATTTATTTCATTATGGACACCTGCTAACGCTTTTGTTTCCTGTTTCGCTTTTTTAGCACTTCCAGCCATACTTGCGTATGAATTTGCACTAGCTTTTGCAAATATATTTACTCCTGTTAATGCATAAGCAACACTTTGTATAGCTTTCATTAATTGATACACTAAATTAGTAACAAATTGAATTACTGGTGCTAATGCACTCCCCATTGCATATTTCATATAGTTTATATTTGCACTTAATTGTTTTGCTCCTGCATTTTGACTAGATAACCACGCATTTGCACAATTACTTAATACTGAATAAATTCCTCTTAATGAAAACAATGCCATTGCATATTTTAAAACATGTCCTAATCCGTTTTTTAAACCTGTTCCCATTCCTTTTATATTATTAGTTATATTTTGAGTGATTTTAGGTAAACCTTTAAAACTGTTTTTCATATTTGATATGCTTGGCTTTACTTGGTCTATTTTTTGTTTAAATCCACTAAAAAAACTAGTCAATTTTCCTTGACTAGTTGCTGTTTGATTTGCTTCTTGTTTTAATTGTGACATTTTGCTTTTAGCTTCAGTTAATTTTTTATTATACATTTCTATTTCTGTATATAATTTTTGTGCTTGACTATCTAACGAGGTAAAGTCTTTATTTGAAGCCAATGCATTATTTACAACAGTGTCCATTGATTTATCATTTTTTGATATTCCATCTGGCACTACTTGATTTCTCGTATCATTTACTATCTTATCCATTTGTGGATTTATTATGTCTAACTTCATTTGTCGACCAGTTATTTTCTTTTGTAGACTATCTATCTCTTTTTCTAATTGAGTTATTTGTTTTTCTGCATCTTTATTGTTTACTTTTATTGCTATTTCATTATTTTCTGAACTTTTCTTTAAATTTTGCATTTTCTTTTTGGCTAAATTGACTGCTTGTTGCAGTTTACTTGTCATTGCTCTAGTATCTACTTTTGAAAAAGCCTCTTGTGCTTGCTTTATTGTTTGTTTTATAGCTGGTAAAAACTTTTGAAACTCTTTTAAAGCCTCTTCTACTTGTGCTGTTACAATTATCTCAATTTCTTCTACTGTCATATTTTCACCCTCTTTCTTTTTTAGGCATAATAAAAAGCACCAGATTTAATCTGATGCCAAATAAAAAAACACCTGCATCTGCAAGTGCTTTACTTTTGTTATTTTACATTAACATAATTATCCATAGAATTATTTATAGCTTTTCTTATTTTCTCTGGATTTGACATGTAGTTAAAATTATAATTTCCTCCTGCAGTGTTAATACTTATAGTCCCATAATTAAATATTTTTCCTATTAATCCTTGTGTTACTTTAACAGAAGTGATTTGTTCTATTCTGCTGTCCATTCTCTCTGTCTTTATAAGTCCTGTTTTGCCTTCTACTCTTCTATTAGTTATAGTTAGTCTTGTCGTTAAAATTGCTATTAAAGGTTTCCAAATTGTAAAAATCCCTACAATAAAACACATTGCTATTAAATGTGGCACAATTACTACCCATGTAGGTTTTTCACTTAATAAAATTTTTTCATCCATATAATCTCACCCTAATAATAATACCATTTTTTTACAAATATTGCAATACTTTTTATTTCTTTTCCGTTATCATAAGAAGTCTCATCTTTTTTGCTATTTCTTCTGGTGACTGAATGTATTCTTTTTCTTCATCTTGAAATAAATTCTTATAATTATCTCGAATAGGGATTATTTTTGGATTTCTGGATAAGCTATCTGCTCTTATCAATTTATTTGTTACGGCTTCTTGTAAATTAATTTCACATTTTAGATCATCAATATTTTTAGTTAAATGGGTTTGACAATAAATATTAATTTCTGAATACCTGCTATTCCAAAATTCAAATGGCTTTATATTAAAGTAATATGCCAAAGGTTCTGTTGCATAAATCAATTCAATTAAGTTATTAGCATTTTTTATCTTTAAAATTATATCATTTAGCCCCTGAAACCTTGAAATTGTTCCTCTGCTATTTTGCTCATTGCATTCTCTGCTGATTTTTGAACTAATTCGTTCATATTCATTGTTGATAAAGGATTTGATATCAACTCTTTTAGTTCTTTCTTTGTCATTTTCTTTTTGAAAAAACCCTCTTCATTCAAAGCCTCCGCAATTTTTAAATATAAATCATTTACAACTATTCCTTCTTTTCTGCAATCGTCTATAAAATCATATACTTCATCTATTGAATTAAATGCACTTTTCTCATCTTCTGTTTCTGCTAATTTTAATATAATTTTAGCCAAAGCTTCTATATCGCATATAGCATAAGCTTTTGTAAATGCCTCTTCAAAATTTTTGTTTTTTAGTAGATTAGCTATTTCTACTATTTTTCTTGTTTTTAGCACTAAATTAATTATTTTATTTTTTGTTTCTATTATCATTTATTTTTCTCTCCTTTGCAAAAGAGAGAAGGCTTATTCTGCCTTCTCAATATTTTCTTCTGTTGTGCTAGTCTTTTTTATTGTTCTGCTCCTAGCACTTAACTTCGCAGAACTAGTCTGTGGGAAACCCTTTATTTTCTGTTATTGCAGAGCTTCTATAAATTGTTAGTTTTGATTTTAACATATCGTCTATTGCAATTTCACTCATTCCTACATAACATGTTCCTGTAAAGTACCATGTTAATGGTTTTCCTTCTGTTGATGCTGTTTCTTCTGGCAATTGAATTGCCCAATATCCGTTTGTTTTTGCTGTTTCTACTGCTTTTAATTCATCGTATTGATCTTCTTTAAATAATATTTCTATTTCTAAGTTTTCTGCTTTTTGTCTGCCTTCTGTTTGTCTTTCGTCTGGTATGTCTAAAGCACTATATGTTATTCCCTCTGGTGCTTTTAAAAATTCTGGTATGCTTTGTACGAAAGCTACTTGTTTTCTTTTAGTTGAATCTTTTAGATCTACTAATGTATCAGCATGAAATAGTTTTGTTAATGTACTTGCTTTTGGTTCTGGCATTTAAAATTCCTCCTTATTATCTTATAAAATTAAAAGAGTCCGTTATAGAGTTATAACGAACTTCAAATATTATTGTTATACCGTATTTTTGCAATATTTGATCATATATTGCAGGACTGGTACTTATCCTTGTAAAATTATATTCTTGAAGTTTTATATCAACTTCATCTGTCATTTGCATTGCTTGACGTTGCTTTTCGTTCCAACAAGTTATTGATATTTGAAACGTAGAAAGTATTGGAAATGCTCTTTCTGTCTTGCTTACAGACTTTAAAGGTGTATGTAACTCTAAACACGGAAACTTGCTTGTTGTTATTGGATTCGTTAATATTTGTTTATATTTTAAAGCTTCTAGCTTTTCATATATAAGGTCGCTAAATTCTTTTATACTTAAATCTTTCATTTACAACACTCCTCCAACATTTCTTTTAACTTTTTCTTTGCTATTTCTGCGTTTTCGTTTCTACTTTTAAATTCTGCATCTGACATAAAATGATTAGCCTTGCTTCCTACTGCTACATAAAACTGTCCATCGCCTATTGTCACAATAGGATAATTTAATGTTCTTCCTACTTTGTTTACAGGAATAAACCATTCTGTATAACCACTTTCAATAAAGTGCTTTGTTTTTCCTATGTGCTCTTGTTCTGCGTATTGTCCTGTTCCAAAATATTCAAACCACAAATAAGATTGTCCATTTTCAGTCATAAATTTAGAAGGGTCCGCATAAACCCTTCCTTTTACTTTTTTAGTCGACATATCAATCATTTCTGCTAATATGCCCTCATCTTTATGACCCTTTTCTAATCTTACTGCATATCCTCTTATGTTCTTTAATATATCTTCTGTAGATTCTTTTGCTATTTGAGGTAGTTTCCTCATTATATTATCTATATTCTTGAAATTATGCTTTACTTTTATTTTACAGCCAAAGTTTATCATTGTACTTTCTCCATTCTATAAACATACGTGCTACCTATTTCATTTTTATCTAGTACACGGTATTCAGGAATAAACTCCTTTGAGTTTGAGATATTTTTAAATGATATTCCATCGCCTTTTTGTATATTATAATTCCTTGTACTTCTACCTTTATAAATACTATAATCTACTTCTCCTGTTGACTTTTTATCTAACTCATTTACGTCTTGTTGCATGTTTAGCCAAGCTTTTCCTTTATATTTCCATACTTTATCTATTTCGCCGTGGTCTTCTACTTCTTCATATTCTGATATATATACTTTAGTTAAATCTCGTAATAGCACTACTTAATCCTCCTTAATCCAGATTTTATAATGTCATTTCTTAACTTTTCTATAGTATCTTCAAATGAACTTGAAATAGAACCTTCTCCACGACTTGTTAAGCCTTCTGCTCCTCTAGTCAAATAGATAGCTTTTGTAGCTTTTTTTATGTATGGAAATAGTTTAACATCATTTGCTGGTCTATTAGAAATATCAGAGGCAATAGAACTTACTTCCTCTAATATTTCATTTAAGACTTCTTCATCATCTTTATAGTTAGCTCCTAAATCATCTATTATCTTATCTATACTATTGGTTTCTGCCATTTCTATTGCCTCCTTAATTATTCTTTTTCAGCTTTTGGTTTAGCTTCTTTTGTTTCTTTCTTTTCAGCTTTTGGTTTAGCTTCTTTTTCTACTTTGTTTATTTTTAGCCCTATAAATGTTGACATTTGTTTACCTCCTAACCTTCGTATGAGCAGTATACACCTGCTAATTTGTTTTCATATACATGTCCATATAAGTTGTTGTTTCTATATTTAAATACGTTGTCATCTCCATTTTGGTCTTCATCTGGTGTAAAGTATTTTATGTATTGATCCATAGCTGTTACTGCAGCAGATTTTTCAACACATAAGAAGTTTATATCTTTTCCACCTTCTACAAATTCATAATAATCTGATGTTGAAGGATTTCCTGATGGAGAACTTACTTTTGAATATGTTCCAGAAGATTCTGTATAATAATTTTTACCTGATACTACAGCTGTATCTGTTGACTTAATATATGAATCTTTTGCTTTTTGGTATCCATAATTTTCTTTTCCATTGTTTAATGTTACTGCTGTATACATTCTTGTTTGTGGAACTTCAATTATTGTAGCAAATCTTTCTAATACTTTTTTAGATTTAGTTGTGTCTAAATCATCTATCATTCCTTTTAATGTTGGTGTTATGAATAAGATTCTGTTTTCTGTCGAAACTTCATCTTCATCCATTTTATTTATACATGCTCTTAATGCTGTTACAACTCCTGCACCGTCAGAAATAGTTTCTTTCTTTGTTGAAATTCCTGCTACTCCTGCTATTTTTGCAATTCTTGCAGCATCAGTTTCTGGAACTACTTTTGTTCTTACAAATTCTCCAGATAATCTTGCAAAAGGTAATCCTAATGCTTCTTGGTTGTCTAGTCTATCAATTCTTAAGTCTTGGCTTCTTTCTTTGTCATATTTTACTGTTTCCCATACAAATTTTGTTGAACCTTTTGTGTATCCATCATTTCTTGAGAAATCTCCTAAACCATCCATGTCTAGTTTAGCTACTTTTATTTCTCCATTTAATCCTTTTTGTACTGTAGTTTCATCTCCATCTAATATAGATGTTTTTGCTTCGTTTTTATATACCTCGTCTAGTTTAGGTAAATAAATTGTTGATAATTCGATATTATTCATTCTTCATTCTTCCTTTCTTATTTTAGTCCCATTGCCCTTCTTATTGCTTCATCAGCACTTGGTTTGTTGCTAGATGGGTTTGGGTTATATGGTGGTTTCTCTTTTGACCACTCATTTACTGCTTTTTCTACAATTCTGTCTTGAATTGACTTTATAAGTTTTGTTTTTTCTTGTAACTGCTCTGCTGTCATGCTTTCATAATCAAAAAGATTTAAGAACTCTGGGTCAAATGCTGTGTCTTGTGTTGTTGCTATTTTTAAAGCTTCATCTTTTAAATCTCTGGCATTTAATTTTTTTTGCATTGCCTCATAATCTTTTTGTTGTTTTTGCAATTGATATTGTAATTTTTCAGTTTCGTTCATTTGTGCTAGTCTTTCTGCTTCTGATTTTTCAGCATCATTTTTAGCTTTCCAACCTTCCTGAGCTGTTTGAATAGCCTTTTGAACTCTTCTGTCAAATTCTGCTTGATTCTTTCCATCCTTTAAGAAATCATCAAATGTTACAGGATTATTATTTGTTCCTGCATTCTGATTATTTGCTCCCGCTGGTTCATTATTTGCCCCAGTATTAGCATTGTTTGGATTATTATCTTGTCCTTCCATTTCCTACTCCTTTTGCCCCAGCCATTGCCTAAAGCCCCAGCCATTGCGAATTTGTATTCTGTTGTTCTTTATAGCCTGCAACCAGTAAAAAGGCATAAAAATAAGAGCTACGTCTAGCTCTTGATTTATAATTTTAAAATATTAATAACTTATTTATTATCTTTATTATTTCCAAATTGTCCTATAATTGCTAATACAATTATAGTTCCACATATTAAAGCTGTAATTTGTATTGCCATATTTTCCACCTTCTTTCCATAATAAAAGCACCTACTTGCTAGTAAGTGCTAAAATATAGTTTTATTTAATTTATTTTTTCTTATGCTTTCTTGTTCTTCTTTTAGTAACTCTTCATATTCTTCTCGTATATCTTCAGGTGTATTCTCTTTTAGTTTCGTCCTGTTTCCATTTTCATCTTCTTCATCTGATAACCAATCTAACCATCTAGGATTTAATATCATTTATACCATCCCTTTCATTGTCTTTACTATTTCTTTACTTAAGACACTTGCACTTTTACCATTTCTGTAAAAGTCTGAAAATGCTTCTCCTATTGTTTCACTCCATTTACTTGTTGCATATTTAGAAATATTATTTCTTAATATGTTTTGTATTATTTTATCATTAATTCCTAAATTGTTAAATGCTTTTGTTACGATTTTCTTTGCTGTTATATCATTATTCCAGTCATTTATTATTAAATTAATATCTGTATAACTGTTTTTAATTATTTCGTATGTAACGCAATGCCCTAATTCATGATTTCCTATATCTTCATATTTTGTATTTTTGGGATGAAAGCCTCTTCTTACATCTTCTTTGTATTGTTCTTTTAATATATTTACATTTCCATAAAATTTTTTATTTATTTCCATTATGTATTTATTATCTTCTATATCTGGAGTAATGTTTAACCCTCCATTTGGATGCTCTATTACATTTATTTCTTTTATAGTATTCTTAATTTGAGGAAAATCTTTATAAACTTTATCCATGTTTTTCAATGTGTCTAATATTGCTTTTCTATCTATTCCTTTTAGCCTTGCTCTTTGAACATTATATTTATTTTTTACATTTCTTTCTAAATAACTATCAAAAATATTATATTTCTTTTCTAGCTCAGTACGTGGCAGATATGAAATTATACTTCTACACCAATGGAAATGATAGTTTATTGGTGGAAGGTTTAACCCTAATACCATTCCAAAGCATTTTATTCTTACAATTGCCTGGTCTTTTGGTGTCTGCCCATAATATCTGTCAAATATGTTTTCTTTATTAATATAAAACTCTTGATTATTTAAGCTATGGCACATTAATGTTTCTTTTCCATCTAAATCTGCTAGAAATACAACTTTTGCATTATTATCTATTTTTGCTATGCCCTTTACCTTTGCTTGGTTATTTATTCCTATCAAAATCAAATCAACTGCGCCTGATGTTTTAGTACCATTTATATTAAGTTTTTGATTATTTTGTCTGCTTATTATTGTTTGAAACTCGCTAGAATCAATTTCTAGGTCCTTTTGCTGTTGTATGTTTAAAATTGCTTGTTTATATATTTGTTGAGCATTATACTGCATTGTCGCTTCAATGTATTGCCTCCAATTGAAACCGCTATAATTTGGTTGGTCTAATAATGCAAGAAATAAAGCCATCGGAATTATTGATGGCTCTTTCTTTTTATTTACTTCTTGTTGGCCTTGCTTATAGTAATAACTTGCATCTTCATACATCATTTGTTTTTCTTGTTCTTCAAGTTTGTTTTGTTCTTCTATGTATGTACTATAAATAAGTAATTCTAGTATTTCACTATTCTTTACTCTTGTTCTTTTATAAATATTGTTTGCTAGCACGCTAAAATAATTATTGTTCTTTAATAGTCCTTGTTCTTTCCAAGACTCTATATAAACGTTTATTCTTTTTTTAGTTTTATTATCTGCTATATTATATATATTTTCTGTTGTAAAGTTAAATGTATCAAAGAGTTCTTGCAAACGATTTTGAGTTTGTTTTGAGGTCTTAATATATAACTGTTTTAATTCTTGCATTTTTGTATCGTGATAATTCCATATATTCATATCTTTATTCCTTTAATAATTTTAAAATCTTTTTAAGATAATGCTTTCTTTTATTGAAATTTTTACATTTATTATATCTTTTAATGTATTTGTAAATTTTTTTATTTTTTAATATCATTATTTTTAAGTTTTCCCACATTTTTAAAACTATTTTTTTGATTTCGTTATAAGCATGAATAATTCCATCAGCTACACGCTGAAATGCTTCAACAATTTCATTAAAATTTATAGTTTCGTCCAATAAAAACACCTCTATTCTTTATTGATTTGCTTATTAACTACTTTTGTTTGTTCTTTCTTATTGTCTGCTGTTAGTTTTTGTGCCTTTTGTTGAGCTGTCAGATCTATTACTTTATCATCTTGTTTATTTCCTTTATTCTCCTCTTCTACTCCTGATTGTCCCATCATTTGCATTTGTTGTAAATTCTTTTGAATGTTTTCTTCATTTTGTTTATCTATCTTCTCTATCTCTGATGTACTATCTAAATCGTCCGGCAACATATCAATAATAGATGCATCACTTAGTAGTCCTCTCAATTTTAACGCTCTTGTTGTTTCTGTATCCTTGTCAGTTGGTAAATTTCTTTGTAAATCTATTTTTACACTTCTAAAATCATAAGACTTGTGTTTTCTTTTATTTATTTTGTCTATAATTGTTTCCCATCTTCTTAATATTGCTTGTTTAAAATGTTTGTCTGCATCTGTTATCATTTGCTCTAATGCAAAGAATTTTCTATCTAATGCACTAGCATTATCAGCATTTGTAAATCCTAAATCTGTTATATTAGGTACTCCACTTATCATTGCTATTAAATCTATTAATGTCTTTTTATGATTTTCTAGTGCTGTATCTTGTACACTTTTTTCAACCCAAGCTATATCTCCTGAATTGTCTGGTGTGTAAAAAACTTTCATTTTTAATAGTGCTTTATCTTCTTCTTCTCTTGCTTTATTAACTACCTGCTTTGGTTGTCCGTTCTCATCTAATTCTGGATTTCCTTCTTTGTCTAATTTTGTTATCATTAATTCATTTTGTGGTTCAAAACCTGTAATTTTTAATTTTGCATCATCATTATATTGAAATGTGTTTCTGCTATTTTGTATTACTCTTTCATAAGCACAAATTAAAGAAACTACCAATTCAAAACTTGATAGTCCCATTTCATTTTCTATTGCTATACAAGGAAGCATGTCCCATTTGCCTTCTTCAAATCTTTCTTTATCTTCTTGTAATTTTTTATAATCAGTAGGAGTTGGAGAATAATATTTTTTACCATTTATGGTGGTTAATTCTACAATTGTTATGTCTGCATTGTTTTTGTCTTTTTCTGGCCATTTTCTTAATTGTCCTATCTGTTTTACTGGTGTTGAATAGTCAAATATTCCTATAGTGTTTAAAGCGCTTTGTTTTGTATATACTATTTCGTTTTCTTCATTTTCGTATAGTACTTCATAGCACCCTCTCATTCCAAAATATTCAAATGCTAAATCAAAGAACTCTGTTCCATCATCATTGTATTTACTTATATAGTCTATTAATACCTTTAATTCCGTATCTTTGTTTGCATCTGTGTTAAATATTTTACTAAACAATTTTTTTATTATGTTTAATTTTGTTGGATCTGATATTTTCTCTACATCATATACGGGTGCTTTACCAGCAAAATAACCAGTTACCATTGAATTAATATAGTTTTCAAACGCTACTTTTATCTTTTCATCATTAGTACTTACTAGTTCAGAATAACTTGTTTTTCTTCTTATTCTCTCATATAGCTGTTTTCTTGCATTCCATTCGTTGTCTGCTAACATTAATATTTGTGCTACACTATTTTCATTTTCTAGTGTTGCTGGATTCCATTGTATCATTTTGTTTCCTCCTATATTGGCTTTATATAACCAAATTGTAATTTCCTTTGATTTATGTATCTTTCTACAGCATATCTCATTGCATCCATTAAATGGTTAAAATCGTCTATTGGTTTGTTTACTTTATTTCCAAACTTGTCCTCATCCCAAGTATAATTACTTATTTCTGTTATAAAGTTTACACATCTAGGATGTATTATTATTTCAAAGTCTTGTATGAATTGAATACCATTATTTATACTGTCTTTTCCTTTTAATGCTCCTGTGATATGTCTTAATCCTAATCCTCTTAATTCATCTATTGATTTTGGTTCTGCACTATCTGCAGTTATCTTTTCTTTTGAATAACCCATTTTGTTTATTTCTTCATATATTGCTTTGTTACTCATTCCTTTTTGATAGATTTCATCATATACATAAATCTTTTTGTTTTTTAAATCTATTGCACCGCAAAATAGTGCTGTTGGATCGTTTGTATAACCAAAATCTAGCCCAAAAGCACTATCTAAATTTCTTATTGTATTTAATTCAAATTTTTCTTCCTTCCAATTTTCATAAACTAATCCATCAACTATACCCCAATTGCCCAATCCTGCAACTTGATATCTCCTAGGATTATTCTTTTTCATTCTTTCAAATACTTTTTTATCTGCTTCATCTAACCATTCATTACATAGATAGTTCGTTGTCATTGCTAATGTGTCACTATCTTTAACATCAAAAAATCTTTTCTTAATCCAATGGTGTTCATTCCACGGATTTAATGTTATTGTTATTTGCTTAAATAAACCCTCTGGAACTTCTCCGTCTTATACTTTCATCTATCACATCAAAGTCAGATTCTTTTGTTATCTCGTATGCTTCTTCAATCCACAACCAACATAAAACACCAATATCTACTGATATTGATGTTACTTTTAATGGGTCATCTAAACCTCTAAAATATATTTTTTGCCCTGTAGGTCTATATGTCATTTCTAATGGACTTTCTTTTATTTCCCAAAAACTATCTACTTGTAACCTATGTATTGCCCATTTTAATTCTGTAAAGCAACTATCTTTTAATGTTCTGAATGTTTTTCTAATTACAAGTGTATTAGCTTCTTTGTATTTCATCATATTACTTATTATCCATAATGCTGTTGTTTTTGACTTTTTACTTGCTCTCGAACCTTTGCACACTCTATACCTGCATTTGCAATGCCAATATTCTGCATAACCTTTTCCAACTATGCTTTGTAGTGACAGCTTATTTACTTGCTTTTGTTGCTCTTTAAAAGCTATTTTATTCTGTAATATCATCTTGTATCACTACCGGTATGCTTCCAGCTACATCTACTTTTTCTTTAAAGGTTCCATATCTTTTCCCAAGTAATTCTGCACATTTAGTTCTATCTTGCAACGAAGCATCTAATCCAAATTGGTCTTTTTCTTCTCCTCTCATTACCTTTGTTAAGTATTGTAATACTTCTTCTTGTGAGGCTATTCTACTATCTTCTAATTGTTGTAATCTTTCTTGAATGAAATAGTTAAGTTTTGTTAAGTTCTCTGCACCTATGTTCTTTGCTGTTTTAGAACTATATCCAGCTCTTTTTGCACTTTCTGTTGCATTAGCTGTTTCTATATAATAATCTATAAATCTTTTTTGCTTTTCTGTTAATTTATTATAATCTTTTTCATCTTCCACCTGCCTCACTTCCTTTTCTTTGTTCTTCCATTAAATATTTCATCACATCAACTTTGCTATAGCATTCTTCTTTTTGTTTGTATCTATCTTGTAATTCAATTTCGTCTGTTTCTTCATTATATACTTCTACTTGTTCTTTTTTTAATATTTGATATTTAGTGCAGTACTTACAATTTTTTTCACTATAAAATTGAAAACTGTTTATTTTATATATTTTTCCTTTTGTAGATAAAGCATATAATAATTTATTAATGTTTTGATTTATATTCATATCTTTTACCTCAAAAAATTTATTGCATCGCCTATATATCCTAATTCTCTTTTTAATTTCATTGAATTATATTGCTCTACTATTTCATTTATGAAATCATTGCTACTCGCTACTATTTCGCAAATATCTTCTTCATTATATCTTTTTCCATCTGGTCTATGTCCATATTCATATAACCATGCATGGACCAATTCGTGTTTTAATGTTCTTAATTGTTCTGGTGTATCTTCATTGATGAAAATTTTATTTAGTCCATATCTGGTAGCTCCGTGAATGAAGTTTTCTCCATTATTGCCTTCTATATTATTTATTTCCTCATTTGATATTGTTAATATTTCCCAAGTGTTTCCATTTATTTTGAATTTCATTATTTCTCTCCTTTTTTCTCTTTTTCTTAGTAGGAAAGCATTTCTCATAATTTCTGCATCCATGACAGAACTTTCTCATACATTTATCAATATTCATCTTAATATTCTTGTGTAAAGCCCATCAACGTTTTCTTTTGTTTTGCTGTTCTTGATTCTGGCTTTTTATACCCTTTTATTTTATTTTCGTCTCTTTTATAATCTGTACATTTTGCTATTATCATGTTGTCTAGTTTTATTAGTGCTATTCCTTTATCACATACTTTACTTTTACATGTGCTACACATATATTTTTGAAAACTATTTATCATAATAGCCACCTCTTTTGTTTTTTAATAAAACACTATGTAATGATATAAAGGATTTTTGATAGTGTAATCTAGATTTTTATCACTATTAAGGAAAAGTCGACTTAAAACCTAAACCTCCCTTTGTTTTATATATCACTACATACTATTTTATTTAGAAAATAGGAGTTATGCTTCTAAGAACACAACTCCGCAAAAGAATATTCTTTTTTTACAATGTGAGAACTTAACTAGAATATTCTCTTGTACTTTGTAAATATGAAAGGAGGTTCTATCAATAGAACTTTATATTAACTTATCTAGTATCGTTAATTGTAATAAAAAAAGAACTAGATACTTCTAGTCCTTATTTGTAGCTTTGGGCATGTCTTTTCAAACAACTACTCTTTTACTTGATACAATTTTATCATTTTTAAAACGAACAAAACGAACAAACTTTATTTTTTCTCTAAAAATCTATTTAATTTCATTCTTGCTGCTTCTGGATTGTTATAATTCATTCTAAACATTACTTGTACCCAATTCAAATTATCTTCATATTTATGTCTTATTATTCTTCTTATTTCACTGTCTTCTATATTGTTTAGTTCGTATTCTAGATTAGTTATTAATTTCATTAACTTAAACTCTTTATTCTTTATTTGTTTTTTATATTTATTTCTACTTTTTTTATTTGCAATTATCTTTTTATTGTCTAATCCTTCAATTACACAATTGTGTGATATGTATGGATAACTAGCACTGCTCCCTTTTACGCTATCTATTACTATTTTCGCAGGTTTATTATTAATCTTGTCTATTTTTTCTCTTAATTCTTCTATTTCTTTTCTAGTAGAATTTATTTGACTTAATAATTCTTTATCCATAGTTCCTCCTTCGTTTATAAATGCAACCTTGCATTTATTTTTCTATCTCTTATTTGTTTAGTTGTAAATCCTAGATCATAATATGTAATACATTCTTTTACTGTATGTTCTTCTCCCCACTTATCTACTAATGTCTTTTCATATAGTACGTGATTAGGGTATTCTTTTACTTTTTTCATACCCTTAAACGTTTCTGGTACTTCCATTATTCTATTCCTCACTTTTCATTAGTTCTCTTTATATTCTTGTACAATTTGAAACGCTTCAATTTCTCTTATTTTACTGCCTATTCTATTATCTATGTAATCATCTATTACTGCTTCTACATAAAATTGTAAATTGTTTTTTTCTTTGTAGAAAAATTCCAAAGTTAAAGTTTTATTCTTAAAATGTTTTTTGTTTTCATCAATTATCTTTATAATTAAAGTATCCCACATTCTATTTCTATAAAATTGAACATCTTTTATTTTTATATTTTTTCTATAATCTTTTTTTATTTTTTCTGAAATTTTATTCATTTTCTCTCCTCGCTTTCTAGTAGCTCTTGTAAAACTTCTATCTGCTCTAATAAATCACTGCCACCCCAATAGCCTTTATCATCTGTCAGCTCTTCTACTTTCTTTTTTAATTCTTCTATCTTGTCTTTTACTTTTTTAATTGGAATACTATTATTTACATACTCATCTAATTCATCTCTTATAATACATTTTTTACAATTTTCTTTTAATTTTTTTACTAGATTTAATATAATATCTATCGCTTTTCTAACTTCATTATCATATTTATAATTATTTAAGTATTCAATTGCTTTCTTTTCTTCCTCGTTCATTTATTCCTCACCTCTCATCTATCATTTTTCATACATTTTTCTAAATCTTCTCTTGTAATATTATAATAAGTTTCTAATGCATATATTAAATCTTTATAATATTCATTCTCTTTTATTAATCTAACTTCTTTTTCTTCTAGTCTTTCGCATTCATGGTCTATTTGTTTAAATTCTTCTTGTAACTCTTCATTCTCTTTTAATACTCTTTTATAGTCTGATAAAATATGTTGTATAGCTTGATAGCTTATGTCTCCTACAATTTGTTCATTATATTCTGAGTAATCTACATCTGTTTTTAATATAAAATCTTCAATTATTTTTATATCTTCTCCTATACTATTTTCTTTCACTTAAAATACCTCCTAAATTTTAGCTTTAAAATTATAAATAGGTCTTATTATTTTTTGTATTTCTACAGTATCTTGAATATTATCTATTATTTCTTGCATTGGTTTATATACAAAAGGTGCCTCATCTATTGTTTCTTCAACTACACTTGTTGTATATATTCCTTTCATACTTTCTTTAAAGTCGTCTAATTTGAATGTTTCTTTTGCTTTTATTCTTGACATTATCCTGCCTGCTCCATGAGGTGCTGAATTATTCCAATCTTCATTCCCTTTTCCTACTGCTATTATTGAACCATCTCTCATATTTATTGGTATTAATACCTTTTCTCCTTCTTTTGCTGATATAGCACCTTTACGAACTATATTATCTTCGAAAGATATATAATTGTGTATTGTTTCAAAATATTTTTGATATATTTGCTTTCCCATATTTAATAATATTGTTCTAGCTATATAACATCTATTTAAACTTGCATATTCTTGACATATTCTCATATCATGTAAATACATTTCTCTATATTTTCCTTCTAAATAGCATAAATCTTTTGGCAAATCAGGATTATTATTTTTATATTCTTTTTCTAAATCTTTCAAAGCTTGTTGTATTTCTGATTTTCTTCCTTGTTCTTTATATTCTTTTATAATTTTTTCTTTTTTCTTAAACAATTCTTCTTTTCCAGAACATAATTCTATTGCTAAATTTTGATAATAGTCAGCTACTTGTTTACCTAAATTTCTGCTTCCTGTATGTATTACTAAATATTTATTGTCTTCATCATCTATATCAACTTCTATAAAATGATTTCCACCACCCAATGTTCCTATTGCTCTATTAAATTTCTTACTTTCTTTTAATTCTCTCAAACAATATAATTCATTTATCTTTTCAAAATCTATTAATTTTTGTTCTCTTATATTTCTTCCTGCTGGTATATATTCATTTATTATATTGTCTAATTTTTCTAAATTTAACTCAATATTTCCTAATTCTACACATAACATTCCACATCCTATATCTACTCCAACAATGTTTGGTATAACTTTATTCCCTAAATCGGCTGTGAAACCTATTACACAGCCTTTTCCAGCATGAACATCTGGCATTATTCTTACTTTACAGTCTTTAAATGGTTCTTGCTCTAATAACTCATCTATTTGTTTTATTGCTTCTTCTTCAATATTTTCAGTAAATATCTTTAAATTTCTATCAGCTGTTTTCACTATGTATCACTCCTCTCAAAATTTCTACAAGTATAATTAGGCTCATATTCTGGAATTAAAAATTTGTCACTTAATGTACAAATTTCTACTTCATCTACTATTTTTGCTGTTTTATAAAATTTACAACTTTTGCATAATCCTCTTGTGTTAGTAATTTGTTTTTCTATAAATTTTGTTGCACTAAATGACATATCTTATTTACTCCTCTCTAATATATATATTTTAATGAAGTCCCTTCTCTTAATAACGAGCTTATATAATTTGCATCTGATATTTTAAATTTATTTGCTTGATTATAATCTGATGTAAATATATAATCAGCTTCAAAAGTTACTTCATTATTTTCACAATCTACTCTTGAATATAATGAAAATTCCTTTAAATATAATTCTTTATATTTTATAATACAATAATTATATTTAGGCTCCCTATCTTCACAGATTTTATCTTCGTCCATATCTTATTTACTCCTTTCAATTCTTTCCTTTAAAATATTTTTTATCATTTTATCTTCTACTCTATCCAAATATTCGTCAGAAAATAAATATACTATTATTAATCCAAAAATTATTAAAATTAATCCACTTATTATTTTTAACATATCTATTCTCCTCCTAATAACTCTGGATTATCGTATATAAAAAAGAGTAGTTTTACCTACTCTTTGAAAATTTACCGTTTTTTCTAGGTTGTTTTTTAGCAATATCACTTAATTTCTTTTTAGTTGCTTCTGTATGTTTTCTTGATATTTCTTTAAACTCATCAATATTACTAATTAATCCGCTTTTTAGTCTTTGCCATTGTAATTTATAATGCTTATTGCATAACCCAATCTTGCTGTTAGTTTTTTCGTCGCATTCAGGATATTTACATTTTCCTGTGTTATTTCGATTATGCTTATTTGTATCATTCTTTTCATGATATTTAGCATGCTGGCTTTTAGTCATCAATTCTAAATTACTTATATCATTGTTAGCTTTGTCTTTGTCTTTATGATGCACATCCTCATTTTCAGTTAATGGTCTCCCTATATATGCTGACATGACCAACCTATGTTCTAAAATATAACCTTTTTTATTCGCATTTGGATGTTCTGGTTTCCATATTTCTATATATCCTTGTTTGTTTATTCTTTTTCCACCTTTATTGTTAAATCCTTTTTTATTTTTATGTGCTTTTACTGAATTTTCTATGCACTTTTTAGATGGATATGATTTTTGAGGTTCTATTCCAGCCTCTTTCAAAGCTTTTCCCCAACTTCCAAATGCTGTTCTAAAGCTCATTTCGCTTGGCAAATCTTCCCTAGAATTTATGTACCTTTTCGTAGGTATTTTTCCTTCTTTTATATATATTTCTTTTAAAATCTTTATTAATTTTTCTTGTTTTGTATTCACAATAATCACCTCAATGCAATACTATCACATTCGCATTCCTATTGCAATACTTTTTATCCTTTTATCCTGTCTTTATTTCTCTATTCATCTTCTCCTCCTACTATCTTTAATATTTCTAATATGTAGTATTCTTTATTAGGCTCTGCACCCCATTCTTCTTTGCCTTGTCCTACTCTTAATTTACATTTACACTTAACTTTTGGGCTATCTCCCCTATATCCATTTCTAAAAACAATTTCTATATCCTTAAATTGATTTTTGTCATATTCTTTTATACTTTTAAAATTTTCTACTATTGTATCTGTAAAAGGAAATCCTATAACTTCATTTCCTAAACATTTATTATAATATGGCTTTATTTCTCTATATTCTTCCTTTTTCTCGCCACTTTTTATCATGTCAAACCATTTCTTTTTAATTGGTAATATTAACATTCTTCTCCTCCAACTTTTAAATTTTCTATCTCTATGTAATATCTATTAAAGTTCTTTTTACATCTCCTAAAACATCAAGTTCTGTTTTTAATTCCTGTATTTTTTCATTCGTATCTGGTTTAATTTCACTATGTTTTAATTTCCAAAGTTTATCTGATTTTTCTGTAATTTCTTCCCCTAACTCAAATATATATTCTTTAAGTTTTCTTAAAGATAAATCTTTTGTTTTTTCAAATTTTTCATCTCTTTCTCTTGCTAAACTTCTAATCATTCCATAAGATAATTGTTCATCTATTCCATTAACAAGTTCTTGCCTTTTGGCTTTCTTTACAAGATTAAGCATTTTCCCATCATAGCTATATACACCTATTTCTTTTGGAATTTCTTCCTTTACTTGTTCATATAATTCTTTCGGCATTAGGTAATAGTTATAATGTCCTACGAAACTTTTAATAGCTTTACTGTGAAAATCTGATTTAGAAATTTTAATTTCATAACATACCCAGCCTTTTTGAGAATTACTTTCTAACAAATCTACTATTTCTGTTCTTATATGTTTTCCTTCTACCTGAGTATATTTAGGGTCAAAGTTAAATTCATTTATAGAACAATTTGCAGGTTTATCTTTAATCCACGGTCTTTGAAATGACACTTCTGGACAAAGGAAAGCTCCAAACTTTGAAAATTGTTTTATTGCTTTCATTTCAATATCTAAAGTTAGTTCACTTTTACTCATATCTTAACCTTTCTATCTCTATGTATAAATCTTTGCAATTAGCTTCTAAATCTGCTATCATACTGCTTTGCATTTCTGTTAAATCTTCTAATGCTTGTTTATCTTTCTTTAATGCTTCATATTTTACTGCTGTGTCCCATGCTTTAAAGCATATTATTAACGCTAGTATTACTAGTATTGCTGTTATTATTGTTTGTGCTTTAAAATCTCTTTTTATTTCGTTTAATGTCTTGTCTTGAAGTATTTTTACTTCTTCATATTTCTTTATATTCATCTTTCTTCTCCTTCTAACCTTTCTCTTGCGTTATTCCACTTCTCTTTATGTACTTCTTTTGCAAATCTTTTTCTTTTGTATTCTTCATACTCTAGTTGTTCTTTATTTACTTTTAAACTTTCTTTAAATTCGTTCATTAAATCTCCTCCATTTCTACAACGACCTTATCTGCTGTTCCATATTGTTTAAAGAGTAACAAAGCAGTAACTTGATTATCATCTTTGTAAGCTAGTCCATTTAATGCGTCTAGTATTATTTTTGCTATATTATCTATGTCTGGCTTATGCATATAGCCTTGTTCCCAGTCTATTAACTCTGCTCTTTTCTTTTTGCTTAATCTTCTAGGTGGCTCAAATACTGCTGTTATTTTCATTTTTATTTCTTTTTCGCTTGGTTCTACTTTGTATTTGTTTTTAAAGCTTAACTTTACTAAATCTTCATAATCTCTTGTTTTTTGTGGTGTATATGTACCATATTTTCCTAGCCTTGGCCTTCCCTTTCCTGTTGGCTTTCCTAATATTTCAAATTTCATATTTTCATTTGTTCTCCTTCCACTAGTTTAAATTTCAATTGCTCTATTGTGAAATACTCACACTCTTCTACTCCTTTGAAGTTTTTATTTTCTAGCTTATTACAACCTAAACATTTTTTACATAGTTCTGTCATAGGCTAGTCCAATCTAGGTATGTGTTGCATATTTATTGCTTCAAAGCCTTTTTGTGTCATTCTATATACTGCAACTTGCTTCCCTGTGTATTGGCATTTTTTCTTGTCTACTACCTCTACATATTCCATATTTTCTAGTTCTGTTAATCTTGGAGCTGTGTAATTTCTTTCTGTGCTTGGTATATAACCTAATTCGTATAATTCAACTGCTATCTCTTTTGCTGTTTTATTTCCACAACATAATCTGTCTAAAATTTGTTGATATCTCATTTTTTGTTTTGGTTTTATATCTTCAAAACTTAATTGTCTTGTTATTGCTGTTATCATGCTTTTACCCTCCTTCTAAAGTTTTCTCTTATAATGTCTTTTATGTTTTCGCTTATTATAGGGCTATTTTGTAGCATTCTCATACTTCTAACTATTTCATCGTTTGTTGGCTTGTTCTCTTGTATATTTAATCCCGTTTCTGCTATTGTTGGTATATAATATTTGCTTTTATTTTTAGGGTCTGCACATTTCGTTCCATCATATCTTTCACACCTTCCACAATCGCATACAGCTGAATATTTATATTTTTTGTTGTTTATCTCTTTTGTATAAAATACGTAACCTGCTCCGTTGCATTTTTTACAACTACTTTTTATTTCTCTTTCTTCTTTTTTTGCTGTGTAAGGTATTTGTTTATGTACTTGTAAAATATCTGCTAATCTAGGCATAAATTTGTTTGTTCTGTAGATGTCTGATAATATATAATTAAATCTTTCTACACTCATAAACTTTAGATTTTCATACCAAATATCTCTTTCAACTTCGTTTAATTTTTGTCCATAAAAATTTTCTATTTGGTCTATATAGCACTTAAATTCTTTTCTATCCATCTTTTTTTACCCATTCATCCCAATCCATTTCTTGTTTTTTAGGCTGATTTCTCTTTACTGCGTCTACTACCCATTTTTTTATACAAAGATAATGAGATTTGGCTTTATATCCTTTCATTTCAATGTACTCGTCTAAATATTTGATAAGCTCCTCCCAGTTTTGGTAATTTTCTTTCAGTGTCTGCAATTCTTCATCTTTCAACAGCACATTTTTATACTCTCCGTATTTATGTTTTCTGTTGGCTTTTGCAGTATCAGCTGAAGAAGCTTCTTCGGAAGCTGGTAAATTATCTATACTATCCTTACCTAACCTATCCTTACCTAACCTATCCTGTGTCGACGGTTCGTCGACGGTTCGTTGACTAATATTATTAATTAATCTATAGCTCTTATTTTCATCTAATGTTAACATAGCTTTTTGTTCTTTATATTGTGTTTCATTATAAGTATCTTTTCTTATGTAATTATGAATTAACCAATGCTTTATTACGACTATTCCATTTTCAAAAGGAATAACAAATTTCTTCGCAATGAGGACTTTCAAATCGTCATCTGACGCTCCTGTCATTCTTATTATTTTTTTAGGACTATTTATGAATCCGTCGTCATCTGCTCTCATAGATAAATCATAATAAAGCAATCTTGCTGATGTAGGCATGTCCAGAAAAGCGTCACTATCTATTATTGTTTTAGCAAACATCCTTCGTTCTGCCATTTCTTTCTCCTTTCGTAAAAATCAGAGGTTAAGTTTGTGCCTAACCTCTGTTGCTATTTTTAATTTTTATTTCTCCAGTATGTATTTTTGTATGGCATATTCTACATACTTCTATTAAATTTTCTTTTGTGTCATTTCCTCCAGAGCCTTTTGTTTTTATGTGGTGTTTTTCTGTTTGTCCTTTTTTACCACATATTTCACATATTCCGTTTTTTATCTTGCAAAAGTTTTTTATTTTTTATTCTTTTTTCTTTAGGTACTGGATTAAATGAATTACTTAAATCTATTGTTATCATTTTTTGCCCCACTCCTCTTTAAGTATATTAAGTTGCTCGGGTGTCATAGTTTCAATATTTAATTGTTTACATTCCTGTACTACAAAATCTATTAATCTACTCATTTCTGCTGTATTATAGGCACTTGAACCATAATAAGCTAATATATTTGTGTAACCTTCCAATTTGCTCTTTGTAGTCTCGCATACCCAACCTAAACCATTTTTAGTCCAAGCTTCGATAAACCTTTCTACTGCTTCGTTTTTTACTGGAATCACTTCATAAACTCCTATATTTCTTATTGCGTCTTTATATATAATGTCTTTTGAAATATTTAACTTCTCTTCAAGTTTAGAAATCAAAACCCACATATACGCATTTGCGTCCAGACTGCGTTTATTTTTGTATTTTTTTATTTCAATAGATAACTTGTCCTCTTTTAATTCTTCAATGCTAGAAAGGCTTTCTCGTTCGTTTAAGACTAATAGAATTTTAGGTTTTTGTGTTTTATAGTCTATTGATATATCTTCTATTGTTCCTATACTCTTCATAAGCTACCTCCTAAAAAGGCAATTGGCTGTTATTAATTTCTTCTTGTTCTTCTTTTTCAAATTTCATTACTACTATTTTTGGCATTGCTAATCCATCTTTATTTTTGTAAAAACTCATAAAGCTTTCTATTATTGTTATATCTGTTTTGTTTTCTATTGTTGTGCCTTTTGGAAATTGTACTGCAATATACATTTTGTCGTATGTTCCATCAATGTTTTTACTGCTAATACTTGTACTATAAACCGTTTTCCCATTAAGCTCTTTTGCAAATATTCTTGTTGTCCCTACTAATTGTAAATTCTGTTTCATTTAATCCTCTTTTCTTGGAAATGTTCCCTTTTTCAAACATTCCATTAATATTTTTAAATTAGGTAAATACTCGTTGTTTATAAAATCTTCATCATATTCTACTTTGTGAAATTTAACTCTATCTAGATCAATTTCATTAAAATAGTTTTTATAATCACTTTCCTGCAATGCGTATGAAACTATATATAGATTTCTAGTGTTGTACGCATACATTTCTACTTGTGCTTGCCTCCAATATTGTTTTGACACTTTAAATTCTTTGTTTATATTGTGTGTTTTCACTTCATAAATGCAATCCCTTGTGTTTCCGTCTAGATTTACTCTTAATCTGTCTATTATTATCTGTTTATCAAATTCTAACTCTGGAATATTTAGTGCTGATAAAATTTTATGTTCATAATTGTTTCCTGCTTTTGTTGCCTCATTGCTAAAACTATTTTTGTTTAATGCTAATTTTTCAAGCCACCAATTTTCAAAAGATTTTGTTCCCCAATTTCCAACTACAAAGCTAGTATCACTTGCACCTATAAAGCCACTTCTATCTTGACTTTGTATCAATGTTTGATAAATCCTTTTCAAAATTGCTTAAAGTATCAAAATAACTAAATATTGCTTTTACCTCATCTTCAGTTTTGTGTAATTTTTCTGCGATTTCTTTTGTTGTCAATCCGTCTTTCATTTTTTGAGTATATGTAAGCTGTACTCTTTCTTTTATTTTGAAAATATTATGTTTATATATGTCTGCGTCTTCAACTTTTTCCATTTCTTCTTTGCTTGCAATGCTTGTTTCAGCTCCAATTCCTAAAACCCCTAGAGCTCTACCTATTGCGGAAGTCTCGCAATTTTCTATATAACTTGTTTTGTTAATATAGCTTGAGCCTTGTGTTTCAAAAGCATGTCCTTTTGCTAAAATTTTCCCTTCTTCATCTTTTATAATTGCTTCCATTACACATACGCCGTTCTCATTAGATAATATTTCAGTTTCTATTGTTCCGTTTGGGTATAATTGTCTAAATCCAAGTATTCTCTGATTTACTTCTGTATATGCTTTCCCTTTTATATCTGTTGTCTTTAATGTATTATTTATTTCTTGTAGTTGTTTGTAGTCCATTATCTTTCCTCCTCTATCATTTCTTCAAAAATTTTATCTTGATAATCTCTATCTTCTCTTTCTGCCCATACATCGTCTGGTATATAATCTGATTTATATTCATACTCTGGCATTACCATTGGATTTTCTACTTGTTCCATAACTATTGCTCCTTTCCACAGTCGCTACAATAATTATCATTTTTATTTAGTATTTTTCCACATTCTTGGCAAACTTTAAAAGATTGTTGAGATTTTTTTAATACAATCTCTTCTCCTCGTGTAAATATTTCTATTGAGTCTTTGGCTGACATTTCTAAATTCTTTCTTAACTCACTTGGTAAAACTATTCTACCTAGCTCGTCCAATTTTCTTATTATTCCTGTACTTTTCATTTTACTTATTCCTTTCATTGACTTTTTTTGAAAGAATCTGTATAATAAAAATATATGAATTTATACAAATTCTTATTTTGAACTAGTTTTGATTTAGCGGTCTAACTAGTTCTCTTTTTTTAGCACTTAAATTATTAACTAGAAACTCTATGTTGTTTTCTAAATCTTTTATTTTAGATTTTAATTGTTCTTTTTCTGCTATTTCATTTCTTATTAATTTGTTTCTTTCTGCTATTTGTAGTTCTGCTTCTGCTAATGATTTTCTGCTTGAATCAATTAAACTTTGCATTTCTTTTCTGCTTCTAAACATATTCCTCAACTCCTTTCTTACTTTAATAAATAACTTATAAACATTACGTCATATACTAATGCTAATAAAATCATACATTCTGCTTTTAATATGTTTATTGCTAATTTTGCTTTGTTTATTTTATGTTTTTTCATTTGTGGTTCTCCTTTCTTATTTGAATATTTCTGTGCCTTTTGTTTGTAAAATTTCTTTAAATTTCTCAATTTCTATACAATAACCTCCAAAATTTGTACCGTATCTTTTGCAAAATTCAGTTGCTTTATTTAAATTTACTTGATAGTTTTTTGCTATCTCTTTTGCATAAATTAATTTTGGTAAATTGTTTTGCTTTGTGTTTAGGATAGTTTCTAACAACTCATTTGTTTTTCGTTGTTCTTCTAATAGTTCTTCCAACTCATCACCCTCTTTCTTGTTTAACTCGTATGTTTACTGTTGTCAACATTTTTAATAAAAAAAATATCATCAAAGTTACATTTTAGTGCTTTACATATATTAACCGCTAATTCTGGACTCGGGTTTCTTTCTCCTTTAGCTAATAACGATATTGAAGTTGGATTTGAATTGGCTTTTCTTGCTAATTCCCTATATGTAAAGCCTGCCGTTACTATTTTTTCTATAAAATCATCTAAATTTTTTACATATACTGTTCTATTTGCCATTTTTGTTTTACACCACCTTTCTAGTTGACTGTTGTAAACATTATATCATCTAGTTTACAATTGTCAATAGTTTTTTGAAAATTTTTTTAAAAATATTTACAATTGTAAATTTGTATAGTATAATTACACTTGTAAGGAGGTTGTCAAGATGGAAGTTTCAACACTTGAACTTGCTAAATATTTAAAAAATATAAGAGAAGCTCTAGGATATAGCATATATGATGTTAATAAATTATGCGAAATATCTCCTAGCTACCTATCTTTAATGGAAAACGGTAAACGAAGACCTAGTCCAATTATTTTAAAAAAACTATCTTCTATATATAATATAGATTACAACGATTTATTATCTAAAGCTGGTTTTGCAGAATTAGTTGAAAATAAAAAAGAAGATAATTTTCGTTATGCTTCTAATAATGGTTTGGATACAGAAGGCTTGACAGATGAAGAAATAGAAGAATTAAAGGAATTTATTAGATTTAAGAAAAGTTTAAAGAAAAAGAAAGATTAGATTATGGAAGTATTAGATTTATATAATTTAACTGAAAAGGAAAAAATAGATATAATAGATTATAAATGGTCAAAGGCTAAAGCTAGGATCTTTGAAGAAAATAGCGAATATAGTATAGGCATTGATTACAGTAGGATAGACAATTATATTGAAGAAAAAGAAATACTTGCAGAAGAATTAGGTCATTATTATTGTGGTGCTCTGTACTATATTGACTCTGATATAACTTTAAAAAGAAAATGTGAAAACAGAGCAAAAAAATGGGCATATTCTGTACTAGTACCATTTAAAAAGTTAAAAGAAAAAATCGCACAAGGTTTTGACTTATACGATTTAGCAGACTACTTTGATGTAGATTATAATTATATGAATGATTGTATTAACTTTTATACTGAAAAATATGGTATATTAGTTTAATATAAAAAAGGATAGTGCTGTCGGCAAACAAGACACTATCCCAAACACAAAGCAAAATCCCTTTTACAAGGTTTTTGCATATTTATAATAACACAAGTTTATTAAATGTGCAAGACCTCTGTAAATGGATTTTTAAAGAAATTTATGGAGGTATTTTATTATGGAAAGAAGAAACAAAAAAGTAAAATCAAGAGGAAATGGAGAAGGCACGATTTATCTTAGTGAAACATTGCATTGTTATGTAGCTCAATATGTCGAGCCTTCAGGAAAAAGGAAAACGTTGAAACAAAGGAAAAATGAAAAAGCAAGTGACTTTAAAAAAAGATTTAACAATATCAAGGCTAGTATTGCTCAAGGCACTTACATTGAAAAAAGAGGAGACATTTGCATCGATTTAATAGAAAGCATTGTAGACCAAAGATATGAAGATGGTTTAATTAGTCCTCGTAGTTACAGAAGAAATAAAGATACTGTAAATCAAATAAGAAAAACTTGCTCTAATTTTATAAATAAGCCTATTCAAAAAGTAACTGTAATGGATGTCCAAAAAACTAAAAAAGAAATTAGAGAATATTCTAATAGTGTTATAGATAAAATTTGGGCATTATTATATAAAATGTTTAGGATTGCTGTTTCGAGGAGAATTATATTATTTAATATTATGGATGATGAAATGCTGACAAAACCTATTTCTAAAAAAGAAAAAAGGGAGGTTAAGGCACTAACAATTGAAGAACAAAACAAACTAGAAAAAATCTTAAAAGATGAACCTTGCATATATAATGATATTCTTTTACTTCAATTATGTATTGGAGCTAGAATTGGCGAAGTTCTCGCAATTTCAAAAGACTGCGTAGATTTAAAAGAAAATACTTTAACAATAAATAAAACTATTACTAGAGATGAAAATGACAAAGTTATTTTGGGAAAACATACTAAAACTTATGTTAAAAAGATGGCACTTGATAAAGGTAAAAGGACTATTCCAATGTCTCCGATGGTTAGAGAAATTATTGAAAAATATATGAACAAAAAAATCACTAATATTTACGGATTGCTCTTTTGGGATTATGAAGATAATAAATTCATTACAGACGGTGAAATAAATTGTTATTTAAAAAGGTTAAATAACAAATATAAAATAACAGAAACAATACATACTCATGTTTTAAGACATACATTTGTTACTAGATGCCAGGAGAAAAAAATGCCACTAATTGTCATTCAATCTTTTGTTGGTCATGTTGAAGACAGCGCTCTAACTAATGATGTATATTCACATGTAACATTGGATTTTATGAAAGAAGAATTAAATAGAATAATTTAA